TTGGACATTGAAGGAGGAACACACTACACCCAAGTTTTTCTTGGTAAGAACCGTAGTTACAAGTGTGACTCCAAACGTTTCGAGCTTTCGGAATGTTTAATGTACAAATTTCCAACACGAAAAGGTGATTGTGGAACATTGATAACATCTGTAGGACAGAATTTCCCAAACAAGATTATGGGAATGCATGTTGCTGGTGGCATTAGCGGGAGAGATTATTTTGGCTTAGCTATCCCTGTTTTTCGTGAGGATGTAGAAGCAGCCCTTAGGTGTTCAGAGGAAATGGCTGTCGGAAACGACATCAATTTCGATGCTGAAGGCCCTGAGTTGTTCTCAGGCCCTAACCTAAGGTCTATTTCTACCATCCCTATGAACGAACAGATTCACGTAACAAGAAAATCGAAGATTACGAAATCTTGTATTAGTGAATTTTTGGATATCAAACCAAAGAAACATCTCCCGATAATGTCTCCGCTTGATTCACGCGCTGGGGGAGTTGACCCATTGGTAACGATGGTCAATGACTCATTGAGTGTGGAACATGTGCAGGTTGATTCGGACGATGTCGCTTCAGTTGAGGAGTCTTTGAGAGAGGACTTGCGGAGAAATCTGAAGTGGCCCATCGGGAAAAGGCGGTTGACTATCAAAGAGGCCCTGGGTGGAATTCCAGGCATCCTGGCCTCTTTGAAAGTCAAAACATCGGCCGGTTACCCCCTCTGTAAACTGGCCAAAAAGAAAGGGAAGACTGACTTCTTTTTCTTTGATAGTGCAGTTGAGCTGCATATCGAACCATTCTTCGAAAAGCTTGTAGAAGATTATCTTCTCGAGCTTGAAACGCAAGGAATTGACGAGAGACGATTCGTTGCATTTCTTAAGGATGAATTGATAAGCAGCTCAAAGGTGAAGGAAAAGCGTTGTCGTATTATTTATTGCGGCGATCTTATCTCCAATGTCGCATATCGTGTGATTTTTGGACATATTCTCGCCGCTTTCAATAATTCGTATTTTGAAACTAGCTCTGCTATTGGATTGAACCAATATTCATGGGACATGCAAGTGATCTATGACTATTTAACAACCGTCGGAAAGAACTTTGTCGCAGGAGACTTTAAGAACTTTGACAAGCGTATACATCCACAATTTCAGGATGCTGCTTATCGAATCTTGATGAGTCTCTGTGACAACCAGGTTACAACCAACGTAGCAAAGAATAGTTTCATTATTCAACAATGCTTCTCCTCAGCCCAGGTATTGAATGTTCTGATTAAGTTCGGAACAACTCATTTCTCAGGATGTTTCTTTACAACTATAGTAAACAACCTGATCAATGAGTTGTACATTCGGTACTGCTTCTCCAAATTGTGCCCTGAATTGATCTTCAGTGAACACGTCCGTCTCAAAGTCCTCGGAGATGACCACATCTACTGCTTCAGCGATGAAGCAGCTGAACGTTGTCGCCCCTGGGACATTCGTGAGCAAATGGAAAAGTTGGGTCAGACGTATACGTCAGACCGCAAAAACGAAGAACTTGGTAACGAGTTCCGCGCTTTTGAGGACATAACTTTTCTGGGTGCTCACCCAATTGAGATGTTCGGACAGTTCACCGGAGCATTGAAGAAGGAAACTCTTGAAGAGACACTGCACTGGACAAGAAACAAGAATTTGACCATTTTCCAAGAAGCCAAAACAGCTATCGAGTTAGCGTCAGCATGGGGTAAGGATTATTATTATTCTTACTACACCAAGATCAACAGAGCACTTTCGAGTGCAATGTTCGAGACTGTACCGTTTGTTGGGTGGAAGGAAATGGCCAAAATCGTTTGTTCAAGAACCGCTGCTTCTGGTTTACAGCATCCCTACGGCTTCGTAGCCCAAGGACCACCAGTCAATTCTTTGGCAAAACTGAATGCGGACAAAAGCGTAATTGCTACCAAAATTGGAGTGTCTGATCCTTCAGGATTATCAAAGAAAGCTGTAAATGAAGAAGCAATGGGTTTGCTTTATGGAACAGAGTCGAATGTTTATAGAACTAACTTTGTTTGGAATAGTAACCAAGCGCCGGAGAGTGGAGCTATTGCCAGTTTTGATGTGCCTTTCGGTATATTGGGACTTGGTGACCCTCAGAACTTGCAGAACATGCCCTTCGATCGCTTCGCCTATTGGAAAGGAGATGTGGAATTGTGTTTTCAGTTAAACGCAACTCCTTTCCAACAAGGCCTCGCTGCAGCATATTTTATGCCTCTCGCGAGTTATGAATCCGAGCTAGCGAATGTCACGACCAATGAATTCGTCTTCGTACAACCAGATCAGAACGCAACGTATACACTCCCGATCCCATTTAAATATCTGAGATCGGTAATGAATACTATTGCGCGCGATACGGAATCATTGGGAACTGTCTATTTCGTTCCAATTAGTTCTCTAAAAGGAATTGCTGTCGATGAAGTCACTGTGACTGTCTATTCAGCTTTTCCGAATTCGAACTTTTCCATACCCAGACCAGTGGAGTTGGTTACTAGGAGACCGCAATTTTACAACACACTTGGAGCTATTGATACCTTCGATGACTCTAAAGTTGAGTACTTTGCGCAAGGAAACTCGGCATCAACAGTTAACAACTATAACATCAGTAACGCTGGAGGAGATATGCCCGTGCAAATCACCGGTACTAATGAAACCTCTGCAACACAAGATATTGATGCTAGTGCTGAAGTCAAGATTCCAATGCCTCTTGATAACCCACCCCTCTGCTCTGGAGCAATCCCTATTGAACAAGCCTTCCCTGGAATGGCAACATCACATGGCGTTAGGCCAACGAGAGATATGCAGTTGAAGCCCACTGCATTTTCGCGACAACAAATGGAGATATTCAACCCAGCAGAAACCAAGGTTGAAACTCTGCTTTCTAAAATGTGTCTTTTGACAAAGTTTACTGTCACACCATCACAGCCCGTTGGTACAGAATTGTATCATATAACCTTGAACACACGTTTAGGTTTGGCTGAAGGACCGGGAATTCCCGTCAACTTGGCAGTCCTTAATCAATTCATGTTTTGGAAAGCAGACTTTGAATTTACTTTTGTGGCGGTTCAAACACAATATCACTCTATGCGTTTGCGCGCTGTTACACAATACGCTGCCCCGTCAGTAATGCCCGGAGCTCAGAATACGACGTACGCTTCTCTTATGAATTTTGCGTCTAACTCTGAGGGGACTAATTATGTCCATCGGGAACTTGTGAAGTACAATGCACAAACAGAGTTCTTACGAACTTACCAGGGTGAGGATGTGGTTGATCCGATACAGAATTATTCCTTGGGATCTTTCTCCGTTGATATCGCCAATGCTCTCATTGCGCCTGACACTGTCGAACCAAGCGTTGAAGTTTGTGTTTTCTTGAGAATCCTAAATCCAAAAGTTGCAGTCCCCTCGCCAGCGTCACCATTCACGTGGAATGACTACCTGAAATATGACCCAATACCATCATGGGTTATGCGGGGAAGGCAATTTTTCCGATCAACACTCTTTAATCTGGAAAGTGTCTCAACAACCATCAGTAGAGTCCCGCTCAGTGAGGTCGATTGGTTGGGTGATGAACCCCCCAATGGCAACTATGAGTTTGCTAACCTCGCGGAAGTTGGTTTTGTAATGATATTCCAAAACTCAACAGGTACTCAAACGATGAGATTCACTCCAGATAGCGTGATGATTGTAAAAGATGCGTCCTACGTGACCTTCATGACCAATCCTAATGAGTTTTTGACTTTTGAACCTAATACTCAAAGGAGCTCTGCTTCCCTACCAAATGGCTCAGCATTGTTGAGAGAATACACCCCATTTGAAGCTCAAGGTCCTGAAGTTGACGAAGAACGCCAGGAAACAACAGAAAACATAGACGAAATGCCGTCAACAAGTGTCACAAAAGAAGAAGCGCCATCACGACCGAACCAAGTATGCAAGTTAGAAATCGGCGAGAAGTTTGAATTTTGCATCTCCGACATTCACGAGATAGGGAGGAGATATATCAGAATGGTTCCAATCAACAATCCTGCGTTAGATCAATTTGCTGTTTATTCAGGAAATTCAGGAGATGGATTGGGATATAATCTGAATATCCCCACTCAACCTCAAAGCCATTGGCGAGCTCTGTTCGCTGCATGGGCCGGAGGAATAAAATTCCGACTTTTCAGGAATCGCGACGCGCAAGGCAGACCGCGTGATTTCCCGCAAGTGTTCTTTGTTCCGTTCTACAACCGTGATGTTCTGACACCGAGTGTACCTATAATCGACGCCATGAGCGGCATTGGTTTTGAATATGGATCAGTATCTGTTAACTCCGGAACAGCAATTACGGGCCCGATAGCAAGAGAAGTGTCTTATCCCATCAGTAATGCGACGTACATCGACGTGTCCGTCCCATTCCAAAGTCACTATAACTTTTGTTATAATTCCCAAACACAATCAATTGCACCAATCAGTTCTGGAACCCTGACTCTATCATCGAGTTCTACAGATAGTCCTCTCATATTCACAGCTTTTGCCGACGACCTTAGATTGGGTATATATCGATCCCCCAGGTTGAGCAGTTTCGACATGACTGTTTTTACCCAGGGGGTTGGTGGCTTCTTCAATCCTTTGCCGGGGAGACCAACACTCCGGAAAGCACCATCATTCGATGGGGAGTTAGTTAATGACATGTTGAACAGTCAGAGTCCGCACCTTTCAGTTAAGACTGGCGGTGGGGATTCTGAATGTTCAACAGTCAGTGAATAATTCCTTGTCTGCTGAGAGTGGTTTTCGT